GACTGTTCCGGTTGGCGACATCAGCGGCACGTTGCCTATTGCCAAGGGTGGGACGAACCTGACGACCGCTCCGGCAAACAAGATTCTGGTTGGCGATGGAGCCGCCTATCTCCAGAAAGAAATCGTCGGAACCGCTCCGATTGTCGTCACGAATTCTGCTGGAAACATCACGCTGTCCGCGCCTTCGATTGTTCCGTTCAGCTACGTCACGTTTACGCGGAGGGTGATTGTAAGCAATTTAATCGTTTCTGGTACGACAAAAAATCCATACAGCCTAGCGGACTTTCCGTCAGGATCTTGGACCTCGCTTGACCCATCTTCTGGTTTTACCGCTGCCACTGGCCGGTTTACGGTTCCCTACACTGGCTACTACAATATTGACTTGCTTTTAAATTTACTGGGAGGTGGCGGAACTGCTCAGGTTATTGTGTTTTTAAGAAAAAATGGGATAACGAATATTTTTCAGAGTTTGCAGTTCAACGCCACAAATTCTGTCACTCAAAGCCTTACTCCAGTTTCAGTTTCATACATCGATCAAGCCACAGCAATAACCGATTATTACGAGGTGCTGGTTCAAACAACTGGGCATAATGCCAATTTTCGCGAGGGGTTCATAGCTCCTCGCCCTGGTTTCACTCAGAAAGACTACGACCTCTGCGTCACGATTACGGCAGATAATGCCGAGATTACCGCTGACCAGACGAACGTAACGGCGGATGGATGGTCGGAGGATTGCTACGGTCCTCAGGGTCTGACCGGCACGTTCCAATGTGCGCTGCCATACATCTCGGACGATGGACGCACGTTCATTCTACTGATGATCAGTGGTAAAGTGTGGCTTTACGACTGCCTTCAGAATAAGGCTCAAGACCTCACAGTTTCCGCTGACCTAGAGAATCCGTCCAACCTGCTCGATGGCTGGATGGTTCAGGCTGAGAACTTCGTCGTCATTCAAGATGGATTCAGCAAGCCGCTGATCTTCAACGGGACAAGTCTGCGTCGAGCGAAGGACGACGAGATTAAGACCGGCAGAGTTATGGCCTACGTCAATGGCCGTATCTGGTACGCGCTTCCGAACGGATTTTCATTCCGAGCCACCGACATCGTTTATGGAGACGGTACGCGAGCCAGCGTTCTCAAAGAAACCGAGAACACCTTCCTTAATGAAGGCGGAGACTTTTCGGTTCCGTCGGATTCAGGAGGCATCACAGCAATGGCCGTCCCCGGCGATCCAGATACGTCGCTTGGCCAAGGACCGCTTCTTGTCTTCACGCCTCGATACGTTTTCAGCGTCCAAGCACCTGTAGACCGCGATGTTTGGAAGAACCTGAACTATCCGATTCAGGCTATCAGCTTGCTGACCAGCGGCGCGTTAGGCGCACGGTCGGCCATCACCGTCAATGGCGATGTTTTCTACCGCGCTATCGACGGTATCCGCTCGTTCATCATCGCTCGTCGGTCGTTCAGCGACTACGGCAACACGCCCATCAGCGGTGAGATGACGCCCATCGTTGAGAACGACCAAACAAGTCTTTTGTGGGCCAGTTCTGCCGTCGTCTTTGACAATCGGGTGTTGATGACCTCTCAGCCTCGCTTCAATTCGGAGGGCGTGATTCATAAGGCCATATCCGTACTGGATATGGAGCTTGTCACCTCGATGCGGAAGAAGGCTCCTCCGGCATGGTCTGGCATCTGGACCGGCCTGAACGTGTTGCAGCTCGTCAAGACTGAGAACGCTTACGGCGACAACTGCTTCGCAATCGCTCGCGGATCGGATGACACGATTCAGATTTGGGAAATCACCAAGGGTGACAAGTTCGACATGAACTTGAGTGCGACGCCCAAGAAGGAAATCGAGTGGCAGGTGCAGACTCGCGCCTACAACTTCGAGGTTCCGTTCGGCCTGAAGCGTCTCGATTCTGGCGACTTGTTCATCGACAAGTTGGAAGGTGATGTCTCGTTCAGCGTCACCTATCGACCGGACCAGTATCCCGGTTGGATCGAGTGGGCTGATTTCTCCGAATGCGCGACTGTTACACAGTGCTTGGATCTTTGTCCGATTACGAACTTCAAGCCGCAGTACCGACCCAAGATGCGCTTCCCGACTCCATCGGATGCGCCGTGTAACGCGACGATCAGCACTCCCGCTCGGAATCTTTACGAGGTTCAGGTGTCGCTAAACATCATCGGATATTGCCGGATTAAGAGTCTTCGAGTTCACGCCTACGACATCCAAGAGTCGAGTGTTGGAGAGTGCCGGACGGTCTTCCCCGCCTGCACACCGCTTGATGTCTGCGATATCAACCCGCTGACCTACACATCGGAATAGTCTAACAACCATGCCAAACCTTACGCTCATCACGCTTACTCCGCCGAGTCTTCCGGTTGGATATTGTCCGCTGAATTACCAGACGTTGGCCAACGATATCATCAGCGGTACTCAGGCGACGTTCAACAGCTCGATTGGAAACTCGTTCTTCAACTTTGGGCCTTCGACTCCTGCGCTGAACAATCAGGTTTATCCGTGGCTGGATGAGGATGGTAACTGGTGGGTCTTTAACGGCGGCTATTGGAATCGAAAGAATCCTGTTCCTCCTGGCACATTTGAGCGTCGGATCTTCATCGGCACTACCAACGACCTACTTTCGTATGATGGTGGCGATGGAACTTCAAACCCTCCTACCAATTACACCGGAGCAATGTGGGAGGTTGACACGGCTTTTCAGGCTCGCTTCCCGGTCGGTGCTGGAACCTTTGCGGCGAGTGGTGTTGTCACGGTAAACGGAACAACCACATCGACCGCTATCGTTGGCGAGGATCAGCATTTGCTGACAACGGCTGAGATGCACAACAACCTTCCGCCGTTTTACGGTGTGTACTTCATCAAGCGGTCAGCCCGAGTCTACTACACCAAATGAAGCTAATCGTTCAGGACATCCGCTCGACTATCGCTCGGGTCATCGGCGTATGTGTCGATGATCAGCGCGTTTACGACTACATCAACCAAGCGTGTCGAAGGCTTCTACACAAGGGGTTGTGGGCCGGTGCGTACGGACGATTCACGATTCATACGGTCGGCGGTTGCATCACATGGCCGCGTCAGATCGAAACCATCGAGTCTGTCGCCGATTGCTGCGGAGTAGGAACCGTCCGCAATCAATGGTTCGAGTTTCAAGAAACCGGCTATGGACTGCTCAACTCAGGAGACGCTTGCGTCGGTAAGCAGCTTATTGACCGTGGGACTGTCGTCTCTTACCGCGACATGTCTGGTGGTCTTAACAGCTACATTCGAGTCTACCCTGGTGACGCTTCGGATGTCGGCAAGACCATCACCTTGCAAGGAGTCGATCAGAACGGTCAGTGGATTCGAACGCAGTCCGGCGGAGCATGGATTGACGGAGAGAAGCTGACGCTCGCTTTGCCGTACGTTCAATCGACCAAGAAGTTCATCGAGCTAACCGGCGTAATTCGTCAGGCGACGAACACAGTCAGTCGGTTGTACGAGTTCAATGCGACGACTTCTCTGGAAACGGATCTGGCAGTTTACGACCCAGATGAAACTTTGCCGCAATACCGTCGCAGCTTGCTCACCGACCGCTGCCAAAACGACGAGGATAGGCCGGTGACGGTCATGGCGAAGATGCGCCATATCAACGCGACGAGCGTGAACGACTACCTCATTCCTCCGAGTCCTGATGCCATCAAGTTGATGGTCATGGCGATTCGCAAGGAGGAGAACGATTTGATTCAGGAAGCAGTGGCCTACGAAGCTAAAGCGGTTCAAGCTGTGCAGGAGCAGACGATGCAGTATCTGGGCGATGCAGTGCATACGATACGCATGGTCGGCGTCGGTTTGAACGGCGGAGGATTTTCGCAATGGTTCTGAACCAAAAGGATAATTTATGGCAATAGGACTTGGAGCGGCAATTTTGGGCGGAGCAGGAATCTCGGCAGCGGGAAGTCTGCTCGGCGGATTGTTCGGTGGAAAGAAGCCGAAGGTTCCCGAGCTGAAGCCGATTGATTTCGCCAAGGAGCAGCAGCAGGCGATTCAGCAGAACATCGCGTCGCTTGAGCCTGCTACCGAGTTGGCCAAGAAAACAACCGCCGCTGAGCAGTCTCAGCTTGAGTCGCAGCTTCGTCGTGCGATTCCTGGCTATGATCAACTTGTTTCTCAGGCTGGACAGAACATTGCCGCTTCTCTTCGCGGTGAAATTTCGCCCGAGGTTTCCGCTCAGGTTCAGCGTTCTACCGCTGGACGCGCTTTGTCTGGTGGATTCGGCGCAGGATCTGGATTTGGCCGTGCGCTGACCGCTCGCGATTTAGGTCTGACCGGCATGCAGATTCAGAATCAGGGTCTTGCTCAGGCGCAGAACTTCATCCAGCAGCAGCGAGCGTTTGGCATGGTTCAGCCGTTCTCGGTGAGCAGCATGTTCATCACGCCAGCGCAGCGTATTGGGGCGATTCAGGAACAGCAGGCCAGAATGTACGGTCGTGACTTGACTGCCGCTCAGGTTGCTGCCGCTCCTTCTCCGATGCAGCAAGCGGCTCAGACTGCGCTTACCAATTTTGGCGGTGTTGCCGGTGGCGCGCTGTCGCAGTACGGAATGTATCAGGGATTAATGGCTCAGAATCCTGCGAATCTGTATTCTACTCCTCCTTCTGGCTCACCATACGCCGGGGCAGGCGCAACAACCGGATCAGACATGAGTATTACTGGAATAATCCCTGAAGTTGGATAAATCTTATGGCCGACCAATCTCTTCAAGCATTTCAGCTAGGCGCATCGCTGTTCGACCGCGCACAGACGCAGGCTCGCATGATGGAGCAGATGCAGATGAACGCTGCTGAACAGGTAATGCGTCAGCGGCAGTTCGATCTTCAGAACAAGATCCAGTCGAACGCTTATGCTCAGGCGTTGGCGGAGCAGGAGGCTCAAGCTGCGGAGTACGACACGTTCCAAAAGTTCAACGAGGAAGTTGGAACCTATTTCAACGATCCTGAGTTGAAGTCTCCAATGCCTGCGCTTCCTCGTTTTAGGTCAAAGGTTTTCAATCAGGAGGCAACTAGAGCCTATCAGGGTCTTCAGCAGTATTCTCCGCGAGCGAAAATTATCAAGGCTCGCGAGCAGTTTGATAAAATTAGGGCAGATACCATCGAAGAGATGCAGAAACAGGGCATCGATGTTTTCAACCCTCAGACAGGACAGATCAACGAAGAGGTTTACCAGAAAAATGCTCCTATCATCAGAGAGCAGATAAAGGAGAAAGAGATTATCGGAAAACTTCCTCAGGAAGTTTTTACGCAAGTCTCTCTGTTAGACAAAACAATTCCAATTCAAG